ATCTATATTTTTCTTTTAAGTATTCCGAAGTATCTTTCCAATAAGTAGTAAATGTTTTATAATTATTTCTTTGAGGTTGTATCTGTGTTGTATCTACTAGACTACAATTATCTTTTTTATCGTCTACAGATTTATTATATCTTTTTATAAACTCTTTCTTAGATACAACTTCTTTTACTTTATCACTATATATATCTATTATTTCCATTAATACATTTTCTTAGAATATGTAGCATTACCAAAACCTTTTATAGCTTTACCTACACCACGAACAGCCCCACCCATATTCTTTTTAACCATACCACCATATTTTTTAATAGTTAATCCTAAAGCTTCAGCTTCTTTTGCTGACATAGTTTGACCTGAACCTCTCATTTCTCGTTGTATTACACTTGCTGGATCTGCATGAGGTTGAAGTTTTTGTTTAAATTTTTCAGCTTTTGTAAAATCTGTAGTATCTATTATTTGTTTAGATTTTAATCTACCAGAAGGAGACTCTACAATTTGTGGACGTTTCAATCCTGTGCTTCCTTCAAGTTTTCTTACAGTTTGTTCTCTTGTAGGTAGTATAACTTTTGATATACCTTCTTGTTCTGCTTTAGCTCTTTTATTTGCTGCTTTAGATTGTTTTATAAGTTTAGCTTTTTCTGCTTTTTGTTCTTTAGTTAAACCTGCTTGACTACCTTTATCTTTTTTAGTAGGAGTTTTCTTAGCTTTAGGTTTACCTAAACTTTCTAAAGAAGGATATTTCTTTTTACTTTTTGATGGTTTAATATCTTTTCCATCTTTTTTATTTTTTATAATTTGTTTAGCTTTTTGTTTAAATTCTGATACAGGCATATCAGCTTTATTAGCTTGTCTTGTCAGTAAAGCTTTATTACTTCTAGATACTTTTCCTTTTGCTAATACAGCTTTTTCAACAGCAGGTGTTAATAACTCAAATATAGTTTTTTTCATAATTAACCTCCTATTGAAACTTTAAAAGCTTTACCTTGCTGATAATCTTCATCAACTATGACATCTTGAGGTTTACCTACAACGGATGGTCCTTTACGTGCAGCACCAAATCCTTGTCCAGTAGGCTTACCTACTATCTCATCCAATTTAGCTGGACGTTCTAATCTTGTATGTGGACCTAAACCCATTTTAACTTCTCCTCTTTTTTCTTCTAGCTTCACTTAATGCTATAGCTATAGCTTGTTTTCTATTTGTTACTTTCTTTTTTGATTTACCTTTTTTAAGAGTACCTCTCTTAAATTCACCCATTACTTTTTTTATTTTCTTTTTACCCGGCTTCATAATCTGTTGCCGAATACTGGAACGATTAACCATTAATCATATCCTGCATCTACAACCTGACCACCTTTCATACGATAGGAAATCTTGCCACCATATTTCTTTTTATTCATTTTTAACATTTCAAAATCTGAACCAGTAATTTTACCATCTTTATTTACATCTAATTTTTTTTGACCACCTACTAAACCACCACCTTTTCTTTTTAGATTTCTTTTTTTATCTGCTTGTTCTTTAACATTAGAAAATGGTTTTCCGGGATAATTTCTTGGATCATCTGCACCTCTTAAATCCTGATCTTTTTCTATTTTTCTTTTTCTCATCATTATATTATATTCAGAAGGACTCATTTGAGTTGGATCTTTTTTTCTTTTATAAGTAGGAGTAGTAGGTTTCTTTTTAGATTTCTTTTTTATTATTTTTCTTTTAGGTTTTTTTGCCATTGCTTTAGCACCACTACCCATACCAGCCATACCAGCTAAAAGTCCACTAGTACCAAATTTAGCTTTTACAACTGGGCCACCAGTTTTTAAACCTTTCATTTTTCTAGCTTTAAATACTTTATAAAACTTACTTTCAGAACCTTTAAGTCTTTCTGCTCTTTGCCTACCTTTTAGTAATTTATCATATTCATCTGATAATTGTGCTAATGATCCTTTTTTAAGTTTTTGTGATCTTTTATAAGATCCTCTTCCTGCTTTACCCCTAGCTAATCTATCTTTTTCTGTATCACTCATAGCATCTTTAGATTGTGAAGTAGCTCCACCTCTTCTTTGTTGTTTACCAGTTCTCATTCTACCAGCCCTATTAGTAGGATCAGACATATCACCAGCACCTTCTACAAGTTTTGCTTCTGAACGTGTAGTTTTTTTAGGTTTAGATTTTCTAGCTTTAAGTTTATCTGCCATTGCTTTATATGATTTTTTTTCTTTAGCAGCTTTAGCTAAAAGTCCAGTAGTACCAAATTTAGCTTTTACAACTTTACCACCACCTTTACGATGTTCTCTCATTCCTGTTTCTGGATTTAATCTAGTATGACCAAGCATATCTGCAATTTCATCTTTTGATAGTTTTAAAGCTTTAACCATTTTTTGAAATTCACTCATACCTGTTTTTTTACGTGTTCCACTTTTTTTACCTGCCATTTTATGATGCTCCTTGTGCTATGGTATCAGGACCACCAGCAGGTGAGCCAGCTACAGCCATATCATCCTGTCTTGTCCTTCTAGCCTGATTATTTAATTTGATAATTGAATTTTGATATTCATTTTGCCATACATTAAGTGTATTCCAATCTTTCATATACATAGTAGCTTCTACCATGCATCCTGCAAAAAGAGCTTCATAACAGTAGTCACTGAAATAGTTTTGAGTGGTAACACTTGTACCTGTAGCAGAAGCTAGAGGTAGTGGCTGAGATTGAGATTGTATCTCTACAGTCAATACTGATACTGGTGTAGGTACAATCTTAATACTTGAATTATTTTTTCTTGCATAATATCTTGGTGTATCTGTTGATGCACTAACAGGCCAATAGTCGTTTGCATATTCCATTGTTCTGGGAAGTAAATTAGTTATAGTTGTTCCTGTACTTACTTTATAGTTTACATTACGAACAATACGAACTCTATCATTTAAAGATACAGTTCCAGCATTGCCAGATGATACAGATATATTTGTATATTCATCTAAACCAAAGTCATCTAGATCTTTAATCATACGAAATTCGGTTTTCTTTACAAAAGAAGAAACTTGTGTTGCAAATTCTGTAGAGTCGTTTTCAGTCGTATTAATTAAGTCTGTCTTTAAGTAAGAAAAATTAGGCATACTAACCTACAAAAGCTGTAAGAACACAACCATCTGTAGGACCAGATACACTAACAACACCATAGACAGGAACACCAAGTTCTCCCATATAAATATCTGTTGCTTCGTTAGCTGCTACCTGAAACTTAATAGCTGTACCTTCTGCTGTTTTATTAGTAATCTGTCTTTGTCCTTTTATAGAATATGATCCAGCAGCAGTTGCTAAAGCATGAACAGCTAATATACGAGTTACAGATGGATTATTACCATCGGCTGTTCCGTTATCTCCAACAGTTGCATCATTTTCTACAAACGTAAGAACAGCATCACCAGTTGCTATTGCTGCTTTAATATTTGTACTCATGATCTCTCCTTATAGTAGTAGGGAAGTAGCCAAAGCTACTCCCCCACATTTAGTCCTAAGTTCCTGCACTACCGAAGTAACCTCTCCAATCGGAGACACCGAAACTATATCGTTCCCTTGCCTTAAATCGGAGATTACCAGTATCAAAGTCAGGTTCCATCTTAGTTTGAAGAGGTGAACGTACAAACATTTTAGCTCCGTTTGGTACGTCAGTCTTAATAAAATAAGATGTAGTATCTGTAAACCTTCTATTGATATGATATCCTTCAGGTAACATTCCCATATGACGAGTAGCATTGATTGCATTCGTATTTGGGTTAGCAGCAGCAGCACTTGTTTGAGTGTTGCCGGGGCTAGATAAAATACGATCTGCAATAGCCCATGAGTCAACAGGGATATGCAATGAAACAGCACTTGCACCAATTAGAATACCACGATCATCTTTGATCTTCTGTACATTGGTTAATGCAGTTTCAAGAGTTGATTCTGAAAGATCAGCAGCAGCCATTAGGTTGCTCTGGTTTCCATCAGAAATTGTTGGGTGTGCAGCAGAGAAGAAAGCAGCACCATCACCAATAGTATCAGAGAAGCCATTGTTGAATAGATTTGCAGCCTTAACCTGTTTTGTATTTGCCATTGCTCTAGCAAGACCTCTTGCACGAAGTTTAGCAAAGGTATCATAAAGATTATCCTCCATTGCTTCTTCAGTAATTGCAAAAGCCAAAGCTACAGTTTCAGCAGTATAACGTGCTGTGTAGCTTTCTTGAGCATCGTCATACGAAACAGCAGCACCTTCACCTTTGGTTGGGGCAGAGCCGAAACCTGTGAATAGTACTTCTTCTTCAAATGCACGATCTGAGTTTTCTACATCGAAGAGGACATCATGTTCGTTGTCCACTTCTCCATACTCCATACCGAATACAGCATTTAAGCCCGGCAGGAGTTCTTTACTAATACTAGCTCTATTAATAGCCATGATTAATTCCTCCTATTAAGCTGTTGATGCCGTAGCCGTTACATAACGGTCACGGTGAGTATTAAGATAAACTTCTACGATTGGATATGCATCCCCATCACCTTCGTCAGGGAAAGCAGCCCTAGCAATACCACGAACAGCAGCAACAGCTTCAGTTCCTGATGCACCATCAAGATAGTAGCTGGACTGACCTGTTACAGTACTTCCAGAAGATGCTGTTGAGCTAACCGTAACATTGTAGTTTTTAACGATCAACATCTCAGCAGCCGATAAAGTTAGTGAAGCCTGAATATAATAAGTTTGATCAGGATCACTGATTACGAAAAATTTAATATCCGTAGCACTAGTTCCACCGGGCCAATACCGGGAGAATTTCTGCTCACCATTTTCAACATATTGACAACCCATAAATACTCCAGAAGGTTTCAACGTAGCAGCAATATACGGAGATATTGTTGCAAAGTTTGCACCGGGAAGTACTACTGGATCACCAGTAAAAATACTATTAGTTGGTGTACCAGCTAGGCCAGTAGATGACCAAGCAATGATATCGGTTACAGCTTCATTGTTGTAACCACCACCAATTTTACGAGCAGGAGTAAAGCCACGAAATGCTTTAGTAGTAGACATATTACACTCCTATTGTTATTAAAGGTAGGCTAGTCTTGAAAAGAGGGTTGCCGACCTTTAGTTGTTACCGATTTACTTGTATTAGAAATTGGCATACGAGAGTCAGAGCTTTTCATCAGTTGTGCATTTACTGCATCCATCATATCATTAGCCTTATTCTCATAGAATTTCTGTCTGGCCTTTACCTTACCACTTGGCATTTTAGCCAAAGCTAGATCCCCACGACAGACCGTTCCTTGGTATCGACCATCTTCCCTTACGAAGGATGTAACACCCATTTCGGGAACTTCATCAGGAGTTACGAAGACCCATCCCTCTTGTAGTCTTTTGCCTACATTCGTGATGTCATCTTGACCTCTTACAGATATACGAATCCAACGGAGAGACATTTTCTCACTATCGAATCTTGCTTGTACCGATTCTGGTATTTGGAGGGCATCCGGCTCCTCAAAGGTCCATTCTTCTTCTCTTGTTTCAGTTTCCCTAGTTTCGTTACTACGTATTTGATTTCGTGTCATTAATCTTCTCCCACGTTTAAGTTATATTAGTATAGCTACCTTCAGCATCATCGACCTTCAGCTTTTCGGCAGCATATTGTTCAAGTGGTATATTCCATTTCTGAGCTAGTCTAACATCTTCTTTAGATAGTTTGACCTTGTTAGAACTGGACGGAGACAAACGTGACGACCCCGATACTACTTGAGCAGGTGTTGACGGACTTTCCTGCACACGTTCTTCAGTTTCTCCCACATCAGGAGAGAAAGCTTTTTTAATCCTGTTATCAATTTCTTGATAAAATTCTTCATCACTTGGATCATATCCTTCTCCTTTGAGTTCTGCATCTATTGCTAATGCAGCAGCAGTTTTAACATTGTCCTGTCCAAACCAAGAGTTTTTAGCAGCCCACTCTTCAGCCATCGGATCATTTTGAGGTTGAGCCTGTGGTTGATATTGTGGCTGCTGTTGAACTGGAGCAGGTTCAGGTTGATTCTCATATCTTATCTTTGCTGTTGATACTTGTTTTAAATCATTCTGTGCTTCATTCAACATCTCTTGTGCTTTAAGAACTCTTTCTTTATCTCCTTCTTCAAAGGCTTCCATATAGACAGATCTGGCAAGCTCAAGTTTATCAGTCAATTGTTTTTCAGAAGCATCAAGGCTTAACTTATTTACCTGAGTTACTTCTTGGTTCTTAGTTCTGAGGGTACTACCTAGTTCCTCATTTTTTTGGATGAGAGCAGCTATCTGTTCATCTCTTTCTTTTCTTTGTCTTATTAGTTGTCTTATTCTTTTTTCAGCACCCTTGGTTTCTATACCTTCAAGTTCTGGTTCTTTCTCTTCTTCTTTCTTCTGAGGCTCTGGTTTTGATTCTGGTTCTGCTTTAGCTTCTACCTCCTCACCTTCTACCTCAAATTCAACTTTTTTCTGCTCCTCATTCGGGACTTCTATTTTATCCCAATTATCATTATCACTCATTTTTACCTCCGTTGTGTACGAGTCAACGATTTAACGTATATATATTATACCACATAATTAACTATTTGTCAAATTAAGCTGATCCTTTAGTTAAATTAAATGTTGGATCAAGATCTTTTGGATCTTCTACTACCATAGTAATTTGATCATCAAAGAGTAAAATAAATCTTACTCCTTTATAAAGTAGTTTAGTTCCTGTATGTTTACCGTAACATACATAATCTCCTACATTACACCATGCTCCAGAAGGAAACTTATCTTTATCCATATAAGCTAGATCACCAAGAACTATTACTTTACCTACCGTTGTAAGATACGACATATCTTCCTTGGTTGAATCTGGTAGAAGAATACCACCTTTAGTTTGACTTTTAACAGATACTGGACGTATCAAGACATGAAATCCCGGTATCTTAGGCAATACTTCTGGATCTGCTACTTCCTCTGGATCTGTAATCCATAGATCATTTTTAACGGACTTTCCCATTTGTACTTGTTGCATCAGTCTTCATTTTCTCCATATGTTCGTTTTTTTATAATATCGTTTATGTTTGTTCTAGCCCACTCAAGACTTTGTATTGATCCTACAACTTGTCTGTAGTGAGAATAATCTTCAGCCGTACCATTACCTAAATGTATTCTTAACTTTTGAATTTCATTATTAAGTTCTTGTACAACTTCATCCCAGATATCCATCTGGAATTAAGATCCTTTCTTAGGCTTTGGTGCTTCCCAAGAATCCTTGTCCCACTCATTAAGAACAGATCTTATGTTACGACCACCTGTCACATCTTGTGAATAGGCATCACCAAAAGATTTAGCACTGTCTTTAACATGAGAGGGATAACCTTTACCCTTCTTCATTTCCATTTTTAGTCTCCTCTTTAGATTTTTCTATTGCCATTTTAACCAGAGCATCAAGACCTTCACGATCTTCTTGAGACTCTATTTTTAATTCTTCAATTCCTACTTTAGATAGTACATCAATTGTTTTTATTTTTTCTTTACTCTGCCTATCTTTTTCTGCTTTTTCTTTCTTAAACTTATCAGTAGCACCATCTTTAAGCATATCTATAATTTGTTCATTTTCTTCAAGCTCAAGTTTTTTATTCTTTAATTCCATCTCAGCAGCTTGAACCATAGTATCGGATTGTAGTTTTTGTTTCTCTAGTTCTACCTTGGCTTGTTCAAGAGATACAAGTTGTTGCTCTGGAGATTGTGCCATACCCATAGCTTGATTAGCATTCATTACCTGTTGTGCTGCTTGAGCCATAGCCATTTCAACTACAGCAGGATTTTGTTGCTGTTCGGGAGGTATCTGCTCTAATGCTTGTTGTGCCATACCATTCATTTGTTCTTGATACTTCATTACAGAATGCTCTTGTATATTAGCTTCAAGTATTGGTTTTACTCTTTGCATAATAGGATTAGCACCATTCATAGGATCTTGTAGGTATGCCATCTTGGTTTGTATATGAGCATCATGATTTTGCCCCGGAAATGCTGCTATTGGTATTCCCTTAGTAGCAGCCATAATATCAGATACAGGGTCCATAGGTTTAGGTTCTATCTTTGGAGGAAGTATCTGTTCCAGATTAGGCATATTGGCAGCACTAAGAATTGTTCTATTAAGTGCTTCCATGTTAAACATACCGGGTGGTGACTGCTGTGCCATTTGCAAAGCCATGTTAGCCATCATCATACGGTGGGCATTACTTGGTATGTTAGGATCTGATACAGGAATAATATCTACCTTACCATCAAAGTCACTCTTGAATATACTACGATCTTCAAATGGAACATCATATGGATATTCATTTGGTAGATAATCATAATCTATCTTAGCTAGGATTCTAAACTCATCCTTTTGAGACTTGTGTAGTCGTTTATGTATAGCTGTAAAGAACTTGCTACTAGCTTCTAGTAAAGCCATAGTAGTTCCAACAGGTCCATAGGAGGCAGCATCAGAGACTATTTGCTCTGTGCTGTCTGCAAACTTCTGACCAGCAGAAGCTACAAATGAAAGCATTGAGAATAGAGTTGAGGAAGGCTCTTTATAGGGGAGAGGAATAATAGCCTTAGATAAATCTATTCCAGTTGCTTCAACCTCCTTGAACTCACCGGGGGATATAGGTTCGTTATCTCCAACCATCCTAAGTCCCTTGGCTTTAAAACCTCCCGGTAAATTAGCAAACTGTCCTGCATCTATAAGGGATCTCATTGCAGCAGTTGCACTCATAGTGAGATTACCAAGGAAGTGTATAAGTCCTAGTCCGTAGAAACCAAAGCCGGGTACAAATCTGTAGTGAACAAAGTGACTACGTTTTTCCATATTAGGATCACTCTGTTCATAGTTTCTACGAATACTTAGTACCTGTCTGCTTTGTTCTTCTACAGTTACGATATAAGGTAGAGATTGATCTTTACCTTCTATATCAAGATAACAATGTTGTTCCAGTAAAATGTACTGTGGATCTTTATCAGAGCTAGGAGATATACCTATAATTGTATCCATCTTTTCTGTAAAGGATGTTATATTTGTATTGTTTGGATCTGGAAGATCAACATCTTTATATACACCTGCACGTACATCTCTTTCTAATTCTATAGGACTACGATAGATAACATGTGTATAACGATCTGCATTCCTTAGATCCGTAGCAAAGTAAGACACATAGAATTGATCTATAGGTATAAACTCTGATACTGGACGTTGTAATGTAGAATCATAGTATACTTTTTTAAATGCTGATCCTATTAGAGGAAGCTGAAATAACATTCTTTCAAACTCATCAAAGTATTCTGGCATCTGCTCAGTTACCTGATAGTTCATAAAGTTCTGTACTCTATTGGCTTGCATCTCTTTCTCTGGAGTTGACTTACCAAGTATGTTAGCCTTTACAGGACCAGAACTAGGAAATAGTTCTCCTGAAGCTTTGGACTGAAACTTTACGGCAGACTCAATAAGAAGTGGATGTACGGCTGTACATGCTCCTTCAAAAGGTTCTGATCCCGGCTCAAGTTTAAGTCCTAGTAATTCAAAGCCTCTTTCAAACATAGACTCCCATTCACCTCTTGAGTCTTTATCTGCTTGATAGTTTTCTATTACATCTATAGCTATAGAGAATAAAGCTTCTTCTTCTAAAGTTTCTGATAGATCACCATACCATTCGGCAATACTCTCTGAAGGTTTCATTATAACATCTTCAGGAGAAAAATCTACCGTAACTCCACCATCATCTTCTACTTGAAATGTAGCATCAATATCTGTTTCTTCGGCTGGAGCCATAGGAACTACATTAGATACTTCCTGTGGTATTTGCTCAAATGGGTTTCTCTCTGTTGCCATGTCTTATCCTAACATTTTGCTTCTGTCTGTACCATAAATATTATCAAGAAGTCTACTTAAAAATACATTGCTTTCTGATCTACTTGCAGGTGCTGAACGTCTAGCCAGAAGTCCTGCCATTCCTGTCTTTGGAGTTTCAGCTTCATCTTGACTTGTAGCTGCTGCTGTACTAACTGGTAAACGTCTACGAGAAGGAGCAGGTTCATTTCCTAAATCCATTTTGCTTTGATCAAACCCCGGTTCATTTTCAGGAGATATAATAGAAATATTTCCATCTTCTTTAACATGAACAGGAATACCCCTTACTTCTGCTGTACCTATAACTCCTGCCATTTTAGCTATAAAGTTTCCTAGTGCTACAGCAGTGCCACCGGGCATATATGCAGGATAATCTATACCTTTAAATTCTCTAAAGTTATCAAAAGTTTTTTTAGCAGCCTCTACAGCACTATCTTTTTTAATTTCACCTTCTCTTTTAGAAGAAACAAAACCTTGTTTTTCTATTTCTTCTGCTTCTTTATTTTGTATTTCTTTATTAAATTCAGCTAAATTAAGTGCATACCTATTCTGTAAATTAGCCATATCTTTACTTAAGTTATATCCCTCTTTTCCGTACCGAGCTATATCATCTTTTTCAGAAACTCTAATTCTATCTCCTGTTTTAGGAATATTAAAAAAATCTCCTATAGGTGTACCCTGTGCTTTTTTTTCCAAAAAATCTAATTGTCTAAAGTATCCGGGTGTTGGATCAAATGCTCTTTCTCCCATGCTGCCGGGATCTTCACCTTCACCAAATCCTCCTGTTACAGGTGTAAAAGTATCTCCTGTTACTAAACCAACTTGATTATCTCTAACAGAAGTTCCTCCTAAAATGTCAGCATCTGTATAATCAAAATCTTCTTCAGTTAAATTAGTAGTACCTGTATCTACACCAGCCATCTCATCTGTATAACCACCAATAAAATCATCACCCATTATATCTCCACCAGAAACTCTTCTAATAACAGGGCCACCTACTTTAGCTTGTCTTGGGTCTATATAGGAAAGTCTGTATGGCTGGCCTCCTATCATCATTTCTCTATTCATGCCTGATAAACCACCTGCCATAATCTTTCCTCCTCCTTTTCTATATATACTACCTTTAGTTGTTGTTGAATCTGATAACAACTCCATAGCCTTAACTCTGTTATCTTGAATATTATCTAATCTATTTTTAGCTCTAGCTTGTCCTTCTTTAGTATAAGCAAAATCACTAGTAGGATCAAAACGATCTGGACGATCTTGTTTAAGTTGATTAATATAGTCTATAACTTCTGGAGGATAATCTTTAGGATCTAAATTTCTCCACCCTTTATATAGAGTATCAAGTTGTTGTTGTTCTCTTTTACCTAGGTATTTTAATGTATCCATAAGATTTTTTTCTTTAGATTTCATTCGTCTATTATAATAGTCTGTTCTAATGCCACCTTCTTCAGTCCAATCTGGTCCTTCGTCTGTTGGAAGACCTTCATAAACAATAGTATCAAAAGTAAGCATAGGAGTTGACTCACCAAAGTCACCACCTTGTTTATCTCTTATTTGTTGTGGAGTCATAGAAGTCATAGCTAAAACTTCCTGTGGGCTTTTAGTAAAGAAAGAACGATCTCTTGATAGAATTTGTGCTTCTTCTGGACCCAGATCTCCCGGTACTGTATCATCAGGTCTTGTAGAATCTTTGGCACGTTGACCTGCAAGAATGTCAGCATCTGTATAATTAAAATCTTCTTCAGTTAAATCAGGGCCAAATATATCAACTCCAGCTTCAGCATATGCTTCTTGCATATCATCAGCACTTATACCATAATCATCTATACCTCCACCTTCGTTGAGAGATATTAATCCACCTTTTCTTTTAGATACTACTTCACTTAAACGTGGTAGATCAGATGTTCCTGCTTTTTTATTTATAGCTTTAACTTCTTTATCAGATAAAACTCTATTTACTTTCATTTCTCCACCAATGATCCATTCACCTTCCATATTAGGATTAGTTTTATATCTATAATTTCCTCCTGTAGGAACTTGATCTGTTATATGGGCTGTTTTAGCTTGAATACCCTTTCCACTTTTTAAAGGAATAGCTCTTTTTATAGCTTCTGTTTGCCAATCAACATCATTTGCAAATTCAACTTCAGCCCATATTTGATTTTCTGGACGAATATTAGGTTTCTTTATTGTTTTATCTTTTGTTAAAGTTTTTAAATTCCATTTATCTCCAATATGTTTAGCTATAGGAATATCTCCTGCATGAAATCCGGGTCTATATGCTAAATTTCCTAATGAAGATTTTACTTTTCCAGTTGAAGAACGTAATCCTTCTTCTGCTTGTATCCATTTATTCATTGGTATTGGATTATTATCTCCCATTTTGACAAACAATGGAAATAATTCTCCTGTTTCAGGATTTCGTCTAAATAGTTTGTAAGCCTTTGTTGTTTTTTTAGGGGATATTTCTTTAATACTAGCTTTTGAAATTTCTTCTGCTTCACCTATCTCATCTATAACTTTTTCTTTATCTCCTGTTTTTAATTTTTTACTTATATCTACAGGCTCATCTAAAGATTTTAATCCTTCTGTCTTCTTAGGTACTTCTATATTCCTAGGCAGAGCTTTAGACAAGGCTTTAGAGCCACCTTTTTTCAAGGCTTCTCTAGCAGCTATCTTAAGTAATGATGTTAATGCCATAGTATTCCTCTTTTACCCCTGCATCTATTATAACATAAAATTAACTATTTGTCAAATCAGAACGTCCAATAAGTAGCCTTTTCAGATCTAGGCTCGTCCTCCCACTCTGGATCATCAGGGTGTGTTAGATGCCAAGACTCCTTCATATAGTGTACTGCCATTGTTAGAGCATCTACCTGATCATCATGAGCAGCATTGGGAAACCGTATAAGCTCCTCTATAAGGTCTTCAGACCACTTCTTGTTCATGGGTAGCCATAGTCTGCCAGCTTCCATGATGGGTGATGCTGCATAAACTCTGGATACTTTATCTCTATCTGGTGTATACTCCATAACTGGTAGCCCGGCCCTTCGCATGTCCTGTATCAAGGACTGTCCACTAGCTTTCTTCTCAATCATGCAGACATCTGGTCTGTGTTCATTATATAGTTTCTGTGCAAGTTTCCTTAGTTCGGGATACTCAAACCTTCCTTTGATGTTTCCTAGTAGTATTAGCTGTGGAACATAGTTCTCATATCCCTTATCATCATGATCATACATGTGGAATATACCCCATGTCTGTATCACACTGTAATCAGCCGTTGTTCGTGTTGAGAATGCCGTATCATATGTTTGTATCATGAAATCACAGCTAGGAGGTTCAGGATCTTCCCATGATTGTAGCCATTTCTTTTTAATTAGCCCACCTTCTTCAGGAGTAGGGTCTTGCATGTAGAGAGAGTTCCAGTATTTGCTACCATTACTGGCTTTTATTTCGTTTTCATCTACTTTTAGTACCTCATCTGGCTTCCATTCTGGAAAATAGCTACCACCTACAGGTAAATCCAGCAATTCTGCTGCTTCTTCGTCTAGCCATGCAGGAATTTTAACTACCTCCCAAGGAATTATCTCATAATCAGACATATCTTCCTGCTGTTTTAGTAACCATCCACAGAGATCATCATAATGATACCTTGTATTTATAATAACTATGGAACCATTAGGCATAATACGAGTTCTTAGACCAGCAGGATACCACTCCTTTATGTATTTACGTCCTGTTTCGGAATAGGAGTCCTCTTCAGACATCACATCATCTAATATAGCTATGTGAGCACCCCGACCTGCTATCTGAGAACGTACACCAGCAGCATAGTATGTACCACCTTGGTTTGTTTTCCACTTTCCTGCTGCTCTTACGTCACTTCTTAGCTGTACTCCAGTAAAGATTTTACTAAATTCCTCTGTATTTACCACATCTCGTACAGATCTGCCGAAGTCAGAAGACAGTTGATCACTGTGAGAGACAGTAAGTATCTCATGTTCAGGGTTACGACCTATATACCATGCAGGAAATAGCTTAGAACAGATAACAGACTTGCTGGAACGTGGAGGAAGAAAGACCATTAATCTTTTTATCTCTCCTTCTTCTAACTGTTTTAGCTTATTTGATATTAATTTTATGTGATTACCCATCTGAAAGCCAGACACAAGAGAAGGAGCCATTAGACGGACAAATGTAAGGAAGTCTGTTTTAGATTCTCGATTAACTTTTTGTGAAAGAAGTCCTTTAAGGTTTATAAAAGACTCTATAGAGTTGTCTTGTATATTTATCATAGTACTATTATACACTATAATTACTATGTTGTCAAGTATTTAATTAAAATAATAATAATAAGTTATAGTGACGTACTTAAGTAGCCGACATTGCCCCATAGATTTTCAAGATTTTCCATGACTTCCTAATATATTGGTCCGTTTAGACCCCCCATAAATTTTTTTTGTAGGGTCGTGTTTTTAATTGTCTGATACTACAATATTTTTTTAAGAGATACCTTGATTAGTTTTGGAAATGTTTGAGACATGTCGAAACAATGCCCCAAGTTTTTGAGTATGTCCGAATTAATTATATTTCTTTTGAAGATACGTTCAATAAATCTCTTCAAGGGAAAGAGAATAAATAAACATACCTCAGCAATTCTCCAGAATTACCGAACAATATAGCCTTTAATATACTCATTAGTCTCAGCCCATTACTGAGTAATGAGGATATAAACCATAGCTAAATGACGAACTATAATCAGCAATCTCAGCATAGTTGAGACAATCCCTATAATATTAACCTATTGTTTTTAAACGATTTAATATAAATGGAATGTGTTTTTATGTTTTTTTCCCTATTTTTAGTAAAAAACTTTATAACCTATTGTTTTTAAACAGTTCTTTTCTGATACAAGGTCACGAATAACTGTTATACTTAAAGAAAAGTTTGTTTGGTTACGGGGCATTGCCCTGCCGTTTTAACAATTTGGAGATTTTAAAAATGACAAAATATCAATGGAAAAGCATTAATGGTGGTTTTGATAAAGATCCAAGAAAAGGGTTTAA